TTGCTAGTTAAACTTTTTTTGATTTCGTTATACATTGTTTTATAAAAAACATTAATATCCACAAAAAATGAGCTTTCATTTTTGTATCCAGTCGATAATTGATTTCTATATAAATCCACTAAATAATCTAATGGTGATTTTCCTTGTTGGTTAGTAAAATTCTTTACCAATGCACCCTGTTTTATTAAATCCTTAATAAGATCAGGATACAATAAATCAATAGCATAATATATTGGAGTATTTCCTGATACATCTGGACTATTGACTTTAGAATTATTTTCAAATAATATCGAAAGGATGTCCAAATCAACTTTATAACATTTTATGGAATTATCGGGAGTAGTATCGTATGTTGAACTGTATAATTTATGTTGTTTTGATATTTTTCCCTCTTTTTCCATAATCGGTGCAGTATATTTCAATCTATCGAAATTCATAGCTGGTATTGGTCTGGTAAAAGTATCAGTTATATCCTTCAATAATTCATTAAAATTTAATTGAAATCCGGTATCTATTTGTAATATTTGTTTGATATTTAGACCGGTTATATTGTTAATTATAGTTTGGTAATCTTCATCTCGATATGTTTTCATCGAAGATACAATATATCTGTTTGCAAATTTCTCTATTGCGTATCCAACAAACGTTCTCATGATTTGATCAACCATTCTCCCAATTATAGTGTATATAAATGAGTTATTATTATCATTTATCCTGTCAGTTGGTCTTGATATGAGTTTCAAATCATTAACCAAAATATCTCTAATTGTGTTATATGCTCCGGTAATTCTATGTTGCAATTGAGCATCTGCATTGAAAATACCACCACCTGCGCCAGGTGGTGCAGGGAATCCTTGTGCATTAGCCGGATCACTGAATACTTGTATAATAGTTCTTACTAAATTATTTTTAATCATGTCAATATGTTCAAATAAATAAGGTCCAATTGATGGATATAATTTTTCAGATCTGTTGATTTGTTCACCTCTTTGTGCACCATAATAACCACGAGAATGTTTATCTGGGTTAGCAGGATTCTGATTTATAGCACCCAGAATGTCGTTAACAGTTTCATTTGCGGAAGCTGGATTACTAGGTAAATATTTGATTCCATTGTTATGTATACCTCTTCCTTCATCTAATGGAACTAAACTTAGTGGAGTTGGTAAAACCAATAAAGGTGATACATCGTAATTAACAAAATAACCAGTTTTTGGCATTACAGATGGATATTCGGTTCCACCAATATTCGTATCATCAATTCGCACTACATCATCCAATCCTACATATTGTGGACTTGGATTAACGTTACCCGCGATATCAACACTTTGAATGTCTGCACGTGGACCACGTATTTCGTAATTCATAAAAGGGCGCAATGGTAACAATCTATTCGTTGACGTAATTTGGGGATGAGGTACGGGAGGTCCAGGAGGTCCAGGTAAATCAATATTCGTTTCGCCTGCATTTTTTAATATTCTCGGTAACGGTGTTCCATCTGATCCATATGGTACTCGCAACATCAAATTCTTTTGATGATACTTATATGTGTTATATTCATTTACATTTTGTTTTGGTATGTATGTTTCTATCAAATATTTGATCCAATCGTTTAAATTATCTGTTTTATCTTGTGCTGATCTATATTCCGATAATGTATTCGGAGGCATATTTATTGGATTGAATTGTGACACAAATGTGTCGTTTATATAATCAGTATCATTCTGACCCATATGTCTACTATGGAATCCATTTATTATATTTGATGCCGAAAAATTATTTAATAAATCCACAACCTCATTAAAATTCATTATTTGAGTTCTAAATTGACTATATAATTCGTCACTACTTTCGAATATAACATTTAATGATTTTATTATTTCTTCGCAAAAATCGACACCATGTTCCAAATAAAAACTATATGGTTGGGGCTCATTTGGTATAAACACTTGTTCAAATGCTGTTTTTAGCGATTGTGTTTTTTGCAATACGTATTGTTTCTCTTTCATTATAAATGATAAATATTGAGATATATTTAATATTGTTATTAACATAGTAGATAGCAACTCATTATATATATGGTAATAGAAACCAGATTGTATGTGTTGCATCATAACTCTCATATTTTCAGTGAGTATTTTCATATGAAATTGAATTCTAGTTAACGCAAATTTCAATTTATATGTGTACAAATTACGGTCATTTTGTGGTATAGGCAAAACATTGACATTTTGAGCGTATCCTGGATTCGGCAAACCAACAAAACCAGGTGGTGGCAAAATTATTCTTGCATTTATATTGGCCTGCATTGCTCCCATATTAGGACCAACAAATGAACCATAATTTGGACCCAATGCATTGCCTGCTCTTGATCTTGATCCTTCATCTGTTATGGGTAAACGTTCTATATTCATATTATTTTGTACCCACACTTCTCTCGTAGATTTAGTACCTCTATATACCAAAGGAGGGTTTATAGAATGGATGTAAAACCCTCGATTATTTATATTTATATTTGCAAACCTTTGTGCTATATCGGATTGATCAATTTCTAACATTTCAAATTGTATTTCATTTCCACCAACAGCACCAGCCCCAACATATCCAACACCTGGACCATGTAAATTATCATGGATTAGTGACAATCCGTCCATCAAATGATCTAATATATTATTGCCAATTGGAATACCTGGTGCTATATACATACCATTTGCAAAATCATAAGTATTATGCTTATAACCTTGTACTAAATATCTGATACCGTCTAACTTTGCGTCAATAACATCCGACGAACGAACCATTTTAGTAAAACTATCACGAATACTATTTAGGGAAACATTTAATTTAACATTTATTTCGTTATTTTGTTTATTAACTAATGAAGATAATTCATTTATTTTGTACAGTGTTGTAGGTCCTGGGACTATTCTCATTTCTCCAGGTCCCCATCCATCCAAAGGTTGATCTGGTTTAATATCGATTTCTGATAAAACTTTTTTAAGTTTATCATTTACATGTTCAATTTGTTGTTTTCTTTCCGTTTGTAATTCATCTATCAAAAGTTTTTGTTTATTTCCAGAAGTACTTCCTGACGAAGAAACAATATCAGATAATCTTTTTCTAAATTTATTTTTTGATTGCAAATAATACATTGGTTCGTATTCGTCATAATGTGAAATTGTATCGTAAATATGTGAAAAAAATCTTTGGAATTCTGTTTTTTGGCAAATTTCTACAATTTGTGAAGATAATCTCTTCAATTGTTTAACGAACAAACGTTCTGGTTTATCGTCAACAGATATTAAGTTTCCGATTGGTTTCGGAACTTTACAACTTACATTTTCGCCTTGAACAAAATAATGTAATGGGGTTTTTCTTTGATTATCAAATGCATTTGGATCTCCACCATAAGATAAAATCATTTTGACAACATTAAATAACTGATGTTTACTTGCCAAATGCAATATAGTAGTATTATTTGTGTCTTTTTTACTGACAGGTACCCCTTTTTCTATTAATTGCATACTCAATTCTTCTTTTTTGTCTCTTTGTATTTCGTTATCATCGCCTAAAATAATATGAAGTAGAGACTTACCGGATCTATCAAAAACTTTAAATGACAAATTATGTTCATTTATATATCCCTGTATTTGACTAAAATCTCCTTCTCTTGCTATACTAAATAAATCAGTAATAACTGCATCGTCTGGCTCTAAATGAGGTATATGGTCCTTACCCTGAAAAGGTTTAAAAGGTTTAAATGGTCCTTTTCTTTTATAATGTGACATTACTTATACTATAGTTGTACAAATAAAAAACGAAAATTAAATTCAAATATAAATATAAATTAAAAATTATGTTGAACTATCTTCCTTTTCATAAAAAATTATAAAAATTTTTATGAAAATAATAAAAACACACAAACAGATACTAAATTTATTTTTCTATTTTTGAACCAGTATTTTTGTGATTGTTGTGTGGAACAACACTTTTATTGTCATGTGTTGACATTCTATAGTCCTCCATTTTAACAAACTCACAGTTTTTACCTGCGTCTGCTAATTGTTGACCATATACCTTATTATATTCTTCCATTTCTCTTTGAAAATCAGATGGGTTTTGTCTTGTGCTAGAATTAAATACACACTCTGAATTCCAACAGTTGCATTTTTCATTTAAAGCTTTCCATTCGCTTTCTAAAATTTTGGAGCCATTTTGTTGCAAAAATGTTCTATATTCCCAATCCGGTATTTTTCCGGATTGTTGTTGTATGTATAGATTTTTCTCTATTGGCGAGATAAAATCTGTTGTGAATCTACCATCGCTCATTTTTGCCGGACAATTAAAATATCTGTTATCAGAATCGCACATATTATTTATATACACTACATATACATAATAATTTTATATTTTAACAATAAAATATAAAAAAAATGATATTTATATGGTTGTACAAAATATTAATAATTATTTCTTCTTCTTAAGATGTTGTTTTATGTTATTATACAATTCTTGTTTTCTATAAAATTTGGTGCGATTATTTACTTTGTAGGATAAATTCAAATCATAACTTTTTGTTATTTTTTTTAAATTAGCCAAACTATATTTTTTTATAGATTCCAATTTCATATCTTTTTTAATTTCAACACTTGATTCACTTGATGGCTCGTGACTAGATGGTTCATGACTAGATTGTTCGTGACTAGACTCAATTGACGTACTTGCCTCGTCATTTTTACTTGATGAATCATTTGTTTTACTTGATAAATCATCAGACGATTCACTAATAGATTTATCACTAATAGATTTATCACTAATAGATTCAATATCACTTGGTAATTTTATTTTCAACACCTGTTCTTCCGGCTGACCTACAAAAATATCCATTTTTTGAGTTTGAGAAGGTTGTATTTTATCATCTAATTCTTCATCACTCTCATCTAAATAACAATGTTCTCCAAAATTATCTTTGTTTTTATCTTCCTCTTCCTCTTTACTATTTCTTGGACTTACCATTTCTTGAACTGATATGGGCAAATCTAATCGAGAAGAAAGTGGTTCTTCAGATGGACTTTTTGTTTTTTTGACATTATGCATCAAGGACCCTAACACTTGAGGTGGAATATTCGGAAAAAATCTCCCATTATGTTTTAAATTATACATATCAACTTCAACTTCTTCACACGAACAATTTTCATTTTGTGGCTTTTTTTCTATTGATTCGTCATTAGTAAAAGATTTAGTAATACAGTCTCGAACCGAGTCAGGAACATTATCATTTTCAACACTTGGAATTACGGGGTGTGTTTCACTATTAGAAAATTCGATCTGGTTATTATTATCGTCTTCGCAATCTGTATCATCTGAAACCTCTGACTCGTTTAATTCATCGGAATCATCCGAGTTATCAGAATCGTCTGAATCATCTGAATCGTCTGAATCATCGGAATCATCTGGATCCAATGTATTATCTTTTTCACTCATATATAATTTGTTATCAATATCTGGACAATTATTTACTTCAGTATTTCGGAATACTTGAATGTTTTTAGCATCAGTTAGCGTCGGAATTCCATCCTGAAATTTGCTATCTTCTGTTTCTGTATAATGGTTTGATATTTTTCTAACTGGTTGACTATGTACATTTATTTTCTTAATTTCCTGAAGGCAATCCATGTTCGTACTTTTAAATTTACCCAATGCTTGATTAAAATTACTATTCAATTTAGTCATATTTGTTTCGAAATCCTCATTCATTTTAATTAATGCTTTATCTATTTTTTCTTCTTGGTTCGATACTTTTATAAATATCAATATGCATACCAAGAGTATTATGCCTAGAATGATGAGTATTTTATAATCCATACAGAGATCTTATATATATATCCTCAAAAAAAATGTATATAAAATAAACTCATAAGAGAATATAATATTCAATATTCCACGGAAAATATATTAAAAAAAAATAATATCGTATTATAACTATAATGAATCTGTCTTATAATGATAAAACTTTAATGTTTTATGATATTGTTCGAAGTGTATCAATAATATTAACAACTTACGTTTTATATTTAATTTTTGATTACGATAAAGAAAAATTACAAATACCTATATTCAAATTTACATTGTATATTTCTTTGGCAATATTGTTATATCACGGATTTATCAAAAAAATATGTATGATGAAAATACAAGAAAAAATTGAACAAAAATGAAATGATTTATAATCTATATCATATAAATAAATAAATGTCACATATTTTCGAAAAAGATGGACAGTTTCATATAATAAATAAAAATGAATTTGAAGATAATCCAGATTTTTTTTTGAGAGGATGGTTAATAGCTAAACAGCACCCAGAAACTAAAAAGGATTACGATTTAATGGTTCTTTATTCTAAACTATACCTTAATTATAAGATAAAAGGGTGTACATACACAGATGATATTATGAAAAAAATAAAATTGGTTGAAAAAAATAATAAATAAAATAATTTTAATGGATTGAAATTCGTTAAAATTAATCAATGTATCATGGCTAAATTAATGTTTACTAGTTTAATTTATTTTCGACATAATCTATATTATTGATATCGTCTGAAGGCGTTACATGTCTGGAAGCGTTCCATTCCTTAACATCGATAAAACTTGAATTTGTGAATACTGGGCATACAGGACAGTTTTGGTCTGTTACACATACAGGAGGTTTTGGTGGAACTGGATACCACTCTGCTGGAGGTAGAAATGAATACCCGTGTTCAAAACTTCCTTGATTTTTCGCACCTGGCCTTTCCGCAAGAGGTAAATAATTATAGTTTGGACCAGAATATTTCATTTTACCATCGTTATTTCCATTATTTTTTTTTGTTAAATTATTAGACGGAATTGGATAATATGTAGATGGAGGGGCGAATACAGTACCATTTCCTGTTCCAGCAGAATCAACTGAAATAGTAGATTTACCTGGCATTAATCCATTTGTACTACTACAATTTACACCATCGCTTCCACCATTTTGGCAATACATTGGTGAATAATCGTGACAATAGCGAGTACCACTTGCGCATTTTTTTGTATACGGTGTACCATTAGAGTCTTTACATACAATAGTTGCTTGTCCCCCAACTTTTTCTCCAAGTTCTCCAATTATATCAACTTCATCTGATATGTCGGGATCGATTTTTCCATCTTTGGAAACTATTTGACTTACTTTTCCGTCTTTTGTGATTGTAATTTTTGATCCAGATTTTGTTAATATATCTCCATTTGAATGTATAACATTACCGTCCCCAGTTGTAATATGTCCATGCTCAGATACGGTTGTAGTGTTAGTGGTTCCTTTGATAATTGGAATACCGTCAGAATCAGTTGCATTACCATGAGAGTCTACAGTTATCTTTGACATTGTGTGAATTTTACCATCTGAGGTGAGAACTGCACCGCTAGCATTATGTTGAACGCTATTTGCACTTGTATATTCTATACCTCCTACTCCAACAAATGTACCATTTATTGCGGTTATTGTGCTATTTTTAAGGTAAACTTTTGCACCACTTTTATCACTTACTGATACATTTGTCATTACAGTTTTAGGATCTGTTCCTCCACTTACTGAAGTGTCATCTACTCCTGATCCTACTCCTTTGTTGCATTCCGTTGAACAATCACACGAATTAAGTTTTTCTTTTTTAGTGATAGTCATTGCATCTACTTGTGTAGACGATTGATACCCGGATACAAAATCTAATAATACTAGTATAACTAATGCAGACATTATTACTTTTATTAAATCTACACTTTCTATTTCCTTCTCTGGTATATATTTGAACATTAAATATATGATCAAACCATACGCTAAATATTTCATTGATTTATACATTATTCCGTTTGATAATGGGATTGGCATTTAATATATTATTGAATGAGATTTATATTTTCAATATGATTTATTAGATTAAAATTATTTAATTTTAATCTAAATATATTAAAAATCATATCAAATCCTTTCTCATCATTATACCGTGTTCATTTTTTCCGTAATATTTATGTTTTTTAAGATATTTTTTATATCCTAATTTCTCTTTATAAAATTTAATAGCATTATTATTTCTTTTTTTAACATTAAGAGTAATAAAAGTAATATGAAAGTAATGTTTTAGTAATCGTTCCGATTCATTCATTAAATTTGTACCTATACCATTACATCTATATTTTTCATATACAGCAATTGCAACAATATGGCCTTTTTCTTTATTATCTATTTTTTCTTTTCTAGAGATAATATACCCAAGTAATTCACAGCCTTTTTCTTTTTCACATACAAGAACAATATATTTTTCATTTAAAATCATTATTGCGAAATCTCTTGGTGAATAGACAACTGGTAACGATTCTTTATTACATTTACACATTTGCTTAATATCTACACATATGGCTTTTCTTGTTATATAGTTCATCTGTTACAATAATCAGTACATAAACATTTATATGTATTAAAAAAGTTGAAATTTCAACTGATTGCGCGCTCCAAAAATACCGGCATTATTTATCTTACAACAAAAGAAGTGTTCTCACTTCAATTCCCCCCCCCTACTCCTACTCCCACTCCCACTTTCCCACTCCAAGTTCCAAGTTCCTACGCTCAACTCACCGTAATCTTCAATAATGTCGGCTGCTGAAGAATCAGCGAAGAAGGTGACACCGGAAGATATGACACCGGAAGATATGACACGCGTAAAGAATGCATTGGAGTCTGTAGGAACTCTGCCTCCAGCAGAAGCATCTGTTGCCCTGAACGAGGCAATCGAATTCACCAAGACCCACTTGGCTAAATTCGAAGAAATCTCCAAGTCTGATTTTGACGAAGAGCATGGTGATCTCATCGTGAACATCATCACGAAGGGATATGCTGTTCTCGGTCAGCTGTCCGGATTTAAGGTAAAGGATGACTTTAACTCATTCGTTTTTACCGATGACATGGGCGAATTCTTCGATATTCTCATCAAGACGACTACTGAAGCCCTCGAAGATAGCGACGAAGATGACGACGATGAAACGCCAAAATCTCTGTTTTTGCACTTTAGCCGTGTTGTGTCGACTGTTCAATGCTTGAAGACTGGGCACATGTTCAAGAATCCGATGGACGAAGAATGTTTCGAGACATTTTTGGACGAGAATAAGGATTTGTTCATTGCACTCAAGAAAGCCGACTGTGTAATGATTCCTGAAGACCGTGGTGTCATCTTCGAATACCTCCATTCCATTCAAGAGTTGATTGGTATTCTGACAACCAACTAGACTATGTGATAAAGTCTTTTAGTTTTGTGAAAATTTTGTTTATTGTGAAGTCTTGTATTTTTCGTAAAATAAATAAATTTATTGATACTTTAGTAGATACTCAATTATTTCCTGTTTTGTTATAATTCTATTATTAAATTGCATTCGCAATATCTCTCTAAGTATAACACCTATATGTTTTCCTTGAATTTTAGTTATACTACAAATATCTTTCCCATTTACTTTAGGTTTTTCCAAATAAGCTTTTGATAAATTCTTTTTTTTAATGTAAAATAGTATATCATTATACTCAAGATATATTTTGTTAAACGTACTATCAATATTTTCTAACATTATTGATAATATCAAAATATCATTCCAATCGGATCCAGAATCATAAATCCATAACCCTATCTCGGTTTTTTCGTTATATGTTTTATTAAAAATTGACTGTATGGCACACAGACATCTTTTTTTTAATTTTGTATTTACTTTAATTATATTTGTCAATACTTCCATAAACACTTTTTTTGGATTGTTTGCATTTTTGAATGGTAATAGTAAAATCATAGTAAGAAAAAATTCTCTATCATTTACACCAATGGAAATTTAAAATGGTCTATTTTGAGAAAAATATATAAAGAAATATTCTAATTATATATTGTAGAATATGATTGGATAATTATCCAATTAAGAAGGTGTTTTACTTGAA